TGAAGGACGCCTGACACTTCTCCCTCTCCACCGCAGCCTTGTACTCAGCCACCTGCTCCAACAGCTTCTCCTGCTCATGCACGGGCAACTGCGCTACCAACGCCTCAAGGTCCTGCGGTGGAGAGGGAGAAGTGTCAGGCGTCCTTCATGGCCTTTGTTAAAAAGATGTGGCCGGGGTTTATTCATGGGCGGCATCATGCTGTTGTGGCTAAGGCGTTCGAGGACATTGCCTCTGGGAAGCTGAAGCGGCTGGCGATATCTATGCCCCCACGGCACACGAAGTCTGAGTTTGGCTCGTACATGCTACCGGCTTGGTTCCTTGGCAAGTTCCCTGATAAGAAGGTCATGCAGGCGTCGAACACTGGCGAGTTGGCCGTTGGCTTTGGCCGGAAGGTGCGTAACCTCGTCATGAGCGAGCAGTATCACGAGGTTTTCCCGAGCACCAACATTCGGCAGGACTCCAAGTCGGCTGGCCGGTGGGCCGTGAATGAGGTGGGCGAGTACTTCGCTATCGGCGTTGGGGGAACAATGACTGGCCGGGGTGCTGATCTGGTCATCATTGACGATCCCCACACGGAAGGCGAGGCGACACTGGCTGCGCACGACCCCTCTATATATGACAAGGCCTATGAGTGGTACACCTCTGGCCCTCGTCAGCGTCTTCAGCCCAATGGCGCGATCATCATCATCGCCACCCGCTGGAGTGAGAACGATCTCATTGGCCGTGTGCTCAAGGAATCTGCCGAAAGAGGCAAGGAAGACGAGTGGCGCGTTATTGAGTTCCCGGCCATTTTGCCGTCTGGCAATCCCTTGTGGCCGGAGTTCTGGTCGCTTGAGCTGCTTGAGGCCCTTAAAGAGGAATTGGCTCCGGCCAAGTGGAATGCCCAGTACCAGCAAAGACCGACTGGCGAAGAGGGGGCCATCGTCAAGCGCGACTGGTGGCAAGTTTGGGAAAGGGATGACCCGCCACGGTGCGAGTTCATCATTCAGGCTTGGGATACGGCTTTTACCAAGAACGAGCGGTCCGATTACTCGGCCTGCACCACTTGGGGTGTCTTCTATATGAACGAAGACCCCAATGATGCGAACATCATCTTGCTGGATGCCTTCCAAAAACGGATGGAATTCCCTGAGCTCAAGGAAAAGGCGCAGGAAAACTATCTTGAGTGGGAGCCGGATGAGTGCATCGTGGAAGCCAAAGCCGCTGGTGCCTCGCTGATCCAAGAGTTGAACCAGATGGCTGGTATTTTTGTGATCGGCTACACCCCGAGTCGAGGCACACGCCAGCAGTCCAACGACAAAATTGCCCGGATGAACACGGTTTCTGCTATTTTTAAGGCTGGCAAGGTGTGGGCACCGGATACTCGCTGGGCCAGAGAAGTGATCGACCAGATGGCTGCTTTTCCAAACGCGGCGCACGATGACTTGGCTGACACGGCTGTGATGGCCGTCACGAGATTTCGACAAGGCGGGTTCTTGAGACTAGAATCCGACGAGCAGGACGAACCTTTGTCCTTTCGGCGCAAAGCCGCATTCTATTGAGGATTTATATGGCAACGAGCAGCATGGTTTCGTCCCTTACGCCAGCCCCGACTGGACTGGATTTTTCGGACATCGTGCAGGACGATACGCCTGCTGTTGAGATCATCATCGAAAACCCAGATGATGTGATGATCGGCATTGATGGCATGGCTATTGACCTGATGCCAGAAGATGAAGAGCCAGCATTTGACGCCAACTTGGCCGAATACATGGACGAGGGCGAGCTTGAAAAGCTGGGCTCCGATTTGGTGGGCGAAGTTGAGTCGGATATCTCGTCGCGCAAAGACTGGGTTGATATGTACGTCAAGGGCCTTGAGGTTCTTGGCATGAAATATGAAGAGCGCACGGAACCTTGGACTGGTGCTTGCGGCGTCTTCTCCACCTTGCTCACGGAAGCTGCAGTTCGCTTCCAATCTGAGACCATCATCGAGACGTTTCCTGCTCAAGGTCCTGTCAAGACGCAGATCATTGGCGCAATCGACAAGATGAAGGAAGAGGCTGCTGAGCGCGTGCGCACCGACATGAACTTCCAGTTGGTTGACGGCATGCCCGAGTACCGACCTGAGCACGAGCGCATGCTGTTCAACTTGGGGCTGGCCGGTGCCGCGTTCAAGAAGGTCTACTTCGATCCAACCCTTGGCCGTCAGACATCAATCTTTTGCCCAGCCGAGGACATCGTTATTCCTTATGGCTCCTCTGGTGCTCGGTCTGCGGAGCGTGTTACCCATGTGATGCGCAAGACCAAGAACGACGTGCGCAAGCTGCAGGTTGCAGGCTTCTACCGCGATGTTGAACTTGGCGAGCCAGTCATGATTCACAACGATGTGGAGAAGAAGAAGGCCGAAGAGCAAGGCTACTCCGTAACCGATGACGAGCGCTACCAGTTCCTTGAGATTCAAGTGGACTACGACATGCCCGGCTATGAGGATGATGATGGCATTGCTCTTCCTTACATCGTGACCATCGACAAGGGCACAAACAAAGTCCTGTCGGTGTATCGCAACTGGAACGAGGCCGACCCCAAGAAGCTCAAGCGACAGCACTTCGTGCAGTACGACTACGTGCCGGGCTTTGGCGCTTATGGCTTTGGCTACATTCACTTGATCGGCGGCTATGCTCGCGCTGGCACATCGTTGATCCGCCAACTTGTGGACGCTGGCACGCTGAGCAACTTGCCCGGTGGCTTGAAGTCACGCGGCCTGCGCATCAAAGGCGACGACACTCCAATCGCACCCGGCGAGTTCCGCGACGTGGATGTGCCAAGCGGCACCGTGCGCGACAACATCATGCCGCTGCCATACAAGGAGCCATCGCAAGTGCTGGCCGCTTTGCTGGACCGCATTACCGAAGAGGGTCGCCGCCTTGGCTCCATCGCTGACATGAACATCAGCGACATGGGTGCCAACGCTCCAGTGGGCACAACACTGGCGCTGCTTGAGCGTCAACTCAAAACCATGAGCGCGGTGCAGGCGCGTGTTCACTTCTCCATGAAGCAGGAGTTCAAACTGCTCAAAGAGATCATCCGTGACAACACCCCGGGCGACTACGAGTATGTGCCAAACGGCGGGGACCCACGGGCCAAGCGAGAAGACTACGACATGGTGGAAGTGATTCCCGTGTCGGACCCCAACAGCTCGACCATGGCCCAGCGGATCATGCAGTACCAAGCTGTGATCCAGTTGTCTCAGAGCGCCCCTCAGATTTACGACTTGCCTCAGTTGCACCGCCAAATGATCGAGGTGCTCGGTGTGCGCAACGCCGACAAGCTGGTGCCAATTGACGAAGACATGAAGCCGCGTGATCCAGTCAGCGAGAACATGGCCTTCTTGACCGGCAAGCCAACCAAGGCGTTCATCTACCAAGATCACGACGCCCACATTGCGGTCCACTCTTCAATGATGCAGGACCCGATGATCATGGGCCAGATGGGTCAAAACCCCATGGCTCAACAGATGCAAGCATCCATCATGGCTCATATTGCCGAGCACGTTGCATTCCAGTACCGCAACCAGATCGAAGAGCGCCTTGGTGCTACCCTGCCAGCGCCCAATGCCGAACTGCCCGAGCAGGTTGAGGTTCAATTGGCCAAGTTGGTTGCTCAGGCAGCTCAACAACTCACACAGATGCATCAAGGTGAAGCTGCTCAGAAGCAAGCCCAGCAGCAGGTTCAGGACCCGATTGTGCAGATGCAACAGCAAGAGTTGCAGATCAAGATGCAGGATGCTCAGACCAAAGCCCAAAAGGTCCAAGGCGACCTGTCAATCCGTCAGGCCGAGGTGCAGTTGAAGGCTCAAGAGATGGCAAGCCGCCAAGGCGAAAATCCAGAGATTGCAGCAGCAAAAATGCAGCAAGAAATGTCCATGGACAGACAAATGCACGAGCAGGAAATGGCTCAGCGTCAGCAGGAGTTTGAACAGAAAATGGCCCAGAAGCAGCAGGAAGCATCTTTGAAAATGCAGACCAAGCTGATGGAGATTGCAAACAAGCCGGTTGCTAAATCGCCGGGGAACTAAGAGGACAAATGGACACGAAAATTTTTGAGCTTCTCAACAAAAAAATTGAGGAGCAAGTCAACAGTCATTCAGAGGCTTTGGTATCTGGGCAGTCGAAAGACTATGCCCACTACCGAGAGTTGTGCGGGGTCATCCGAGGTCTCCAGACCGCACAGCGTGAAATTGGTGACCTCGTGCGTAAACTGAAAGACGACAATGACGACTAACTTTGATGTTCAGGCAGTTGACCTGTCTGGCCTGCTCAACAAGCCCGTTGAGGACAAGGCCAAGCAGATTCCAGACCCAGCCACCTACCACCTTCTGTGCATGCTTCCAGAAGCCAAAGAGGAGTACGAAGGCGGGATTTTAAAGTCCAGCCAAGCGATGCAGTACGAAGAGCTGCTGTCGCCCGTGCTGTTCGTGGCAAAGATGGGTCCAGATGCGTTCAAGGACGAGAAGCGCTTCCCAAGCGGCCCAAGCTGCAAGGTTGGTGACTTTGTGATCGTGCGCCCCAACACCGGCACTCGGATGAAAATCCACGGAACCGAGTGGCGAATCATCAACGATGACTCCGTTGAGGCTGTCATTGAAGACCCTCGCGGCGTGCAGCGCGTTTAAGGAGGCACCATGGCTGAACTTGATAAAACAGAATTTACCTTCCCTGATGAGGCTGAAGAAAAGCAATCTCGCGCTGGCTCCAAGGTTGTAGAGACCGAGCCCGAAGTTGAAGTTGTTGATGACACACCAGAGGAAGACCGTGGCCGAAAGCCAATGGCCGAAGCCCCCAAGGATGTCACTGACGACGAGCTGGCCAAGTACGACGAGAGCGTGCGCAAGCGCATCCAGCACTTCACCAAGGGTTACCACGAAGAGCGCCGAGCTAAAGAAGCAGCCCTGCGCGAACGTGAAGAGGCTTTCCGGCTGGCTCAGCAGATCGTTGAGGAGAACAAGCGGCTGAAAGGCTCCTTGAGCACCAACCAAACTGCACTGCTTGAGCAAGCCAAGCGCAATGTGGCCAACGACATGGAAGAGGCGCGTCGCCAATACAAGACGGCGTACGAGTCTGGCGATTCAGATGCTCTTGTTGCGGCCCAAGAAGCCATGACATCGGCTAAGTTAAAAGCTGACCGCATCAATAGCTTCCGTCCTCCTGCTTTACAGGAGGAGCAAAATGTTGTACAAACCAGACAACAAGTTCCCCAAGAACAGCCTGTTGACCCGAAACTGGTGTCGTGGAAAAACGATAACCAGTGGTTTGGAGAAAACAAGCGAATGACGGCTTACGCTCTTGGCCTTCATGAAGACTTGGTGAACGAGGGTATCCCGGCTGGAACTGAAGAATACTATCGACGTATCAACAGTGACATCAGGGAGCGTTTTCCAGATCAGTTTGAGTCTGGGAAACAGACGGATGCGCAAACTCCGTCGAGAACATCAAATAATGTTGCACCGGCAACTCGCAGCACAGCGCCCAAAAAGATCGTGTTGACGAAAACGCAGGTGGAACTCGCTAAGCGGTTAGGACTGACGAATGAGCAGTACGCCCGTGCAGTTGCGGCAGAAATGAGGAAATGAAAATGGCTAAACCAGAACTTGACAACCGCGAGCCTCGTGCTCTGCAAATGCGTGACTCAGCCGAGCGTCCAAAAAAATGGATGCCACCCCAGCTTTTGCCTGATCCGACACCGGAAGAGGGCTACGCTTATCGCTGGATTCGGATCGCCACGCTTGGCAAGGATGACGCCATGAACGTTTCCGGTAAATTGCGAGAAGGATGGGAACCCGTAAAGGCATCGGATCACCCCGAAGTGCGATTGTTCAGTGGCGGTCAAAACCGCTTCCCGGACAGCATTGAGGTCGGCGGTTTGTTGCTTTGCAAAACACCTGTGGAGTTCACCGAGCAGCGGAATGCGTACTACACCCAACAGGCTGAGTCGCAGATGCAATCAGTGGATAACGCTTACATGCGCGAGAATGACCCACGTATGCCGCTTTTCAAAGAGCGGAGCACGAAGGTTACTTTCGGCAAAGGCACTTAACTTTTTTGGAGTCCAAACATGGCTTACCCCACCGTTTCGGCACCCTACGGTCTGCAACCTATCAATCGTATTGATGGCATGCCGTACGCAGGTGCAATCCGTCAGATTCCCGTAGCTGCTGGCTTCGGCACCGCCATTTTTGATGGCGATACCGTCCTGATCAACAGCGATGGCTATCTCGTTAAATCCACCACAACTGACTCTGGCAACATTGTCGGCGTGTGCTTGGGTGGTCAGTACGTGAACTCGAACGGCCAAACCGTTCAAGGTCAGTACATCCCCGCTCTGGCATCTACCGCCAGCAACTTGGCCTACGCCTACGTTGTGGATGATCCAATGGCTCTGTTCAAGGTCGCTGTTGTGACTTCGGGCACCACCATGGGCACCGCTGGTCGTACCGTCGTTGGTTCGAACATCGCCCTCGTGTTGAACGCTGGCAACACTGCCACCGGAAACTCGGCCTTTGGCGCGACCCTGACCGGCGCTGGCACCACTGCCACCATCCCATTGCGTGTGATCGACGTTGTGCCGGAGACAGCTACTGCTGCCGACACTTACACCGAGCTGTTGGTGAAAATCAACACACACCAGTACAACAACACCACTGGTGTCTAAGGAGTAAATCATGGCTATTTCACGCGCACAACTGCTGAAAGAACTGCTCCCCGGCTTGAACGCTTTGTTCGGTCTGGAGTACGCTAAGTACGGCGAGCAGCACAAGGAAATCTACGAGACCGAGACATCGGAGCGTAGCTTTGAAGAGGAAACCAAGCTGTCCGGCTTCTCCGCAGCTCCTGTCAAGAACGAAGGCGCTGCCATCGCTTATGACAATGCTCAAGAAGCCTTCACAGCTCGTTACACTCACGAGACCATCGCTTTGGGCTTCTCCATCACTGAAGAGGCTATCGAAGACAACCTGTATGACAGCTTGTCCAGCCGATACACCAAAGCTCTGGCCCGTGGTATGGCTTACACCAAGCAGGTCAAGGCAGCAGCCATCCTGAACACTGGTTTCACAGGCCCCAACTACGGTGACGGCGTGACCTTGTTCTCGACTCAGCACCCTCTGGTCTCCGGTGGCGTCAACAGCAACCGCCCTGCCACAGCAGCCGACCTGAACGAGACTTCGTTGGAAAACGCAGTCATTCAGATCGCAGCTTGGACAGACGAGCGCGGCCTGCTGATCGCAGCTAAGCCAAAGAAGCTGGTGGTTCCGCCTGCCCTGCAATTCGTTGCAACTCGCTTGTTGGAAACTGAACTCCGCGTTGGCACTGCCGACAACGATATCAACGCCATCAAGAACAACGGCTCCATCCCCGGTGGTTACACAGTCAACAACTTCTTGACTGACACCAACGCTTGGTTCCTGTTGACTGATGTGCCTAACGGTCTGAAGCACTTCGTTCGCTCGCCTTTGGCGAATTCCATGGACGGGGATTTCGATACGGGTAACGTGAGATACAAAGCACGCGAAAGGTACAGTTTCGGCGTTTCTGACCCACTCGGTGTGTATGGCTCCCCCGGAGCTTGATACTCAAGTATCTAAAAGAGGCCCTTCGGGGCCTTTTTTACGGCTGTTTACGATACAAACCCAAAGAGTGTTATACTGGAATCGTTCCTTTGATTTGTACCGCAATTCGTAAACTTTTACGAAACGGTTTGTAGATCACCAACCATGGAGTCCGTATGGCAGTCATCTATCGAATCACCAACATGGCAAATGGCAAGTACTACATCGGGAGCGCAAACTCATTTGCCCGCCGTGAGTGGCAGCATCGGTACGACTTAAAACGCGGCACACACAAAAACCCTCGGCTGCAGGCTGCGTGGAATAAGTACGGCGAAGACATGTTTGTGTTTGAGGTGCTGGAAGATGTACCAGAAGGAGAGAGTCAACTTAAAGCCGAAGATGTTTGGCTGGCGCAGCATGTTGGCTTATCAGACTGCTACAACATCAACACAGGAGCCGAGGCCCCGCGCCTTGGCATCCCAATGTCAGAGGCTTCAAAACAAAAATTGAGCGAGAGCAGGACCGGCAAAGCCGCAGGCTCGGAGCACTATCGGTTTGGGCAAGAGATTGCGCCGGAGGTGCGCGAAAAGATTGGTGCAGCACAGCGCGGCATACCAAAAGCTGAAGGTCGTAAGGTATCCGAGGCTGGCAAAGCCAAGATCAGGGCCAACATCGAAGCAGGGCGCAGCCATAAGCACTGGACTGGGCGCACTCACACCAAGGAGGCCAAGGCCAAAATGTCGCGCCCAGTCATTGCGACCACTGCGGCGGGCTCTGAGATTCACGCTACCAGCATCACGCATATTCGACTGTTGACAGGGTTAAAGCCGCCCACCATTAACCGTGCGTTGAAATCCGGACAACCACTACTCAAAGGAAAATTTGCAGGATGGTTTTTCAAATACGTTGACGCCCCCACCCCCACCTGATATATTGCCCCAACCCCGGACTTTCCGGCGTTCCTGACGGCTCCGGGCCGACGACATGCAGACAGGACGCCTCAACTCGCATGTGAGGAATCATCATGGCTCTGACTACTTTCCAAGGCCCAGTCCGTTCGTTGGCTGGCTTCATCACCCAAGGACCCGCTTCTATTGTCAATCTGGCTAACGGCACCAATACCGTTACTCTGGATGTGGCTTCGTACGCTGGCAAGACCATTCGTACCAATGACGCTACGCTGATCATCACGCTGCCAACCATCAATGCCACAGCAAACCCTGTGACCTCTGGCCCCGGCCAAGACCCCAGCACTTCTAACAACGTGGGCACCAGCTACACGTTTGTCATTGAGACCGCTGCCACTGCCGTGGCTATCAAGACCGACGGCACTGACAAGTTTGTTGGCTCCATTCTGATGGTTGCTACTGACGCTGCTGGCGCAACCACAGGCTACGCTCCTGCTGCTGCCAACGATGTAATCAACCTGAACGGCACTACCACTGGTGGCGCTGCTGGTTCGGTTGTTACTGTGACCGTGGTTGCTGCCAACAAGTACATGGTTACCGGCACGTTGCTGGGTTCTGGCGTTGTTGCCACACCATTCGCTGACGCTTAATTGATCTCAGGGGCTTCGGCCCCTGTTTTAAAGGAGATTGATTATGTCGATGCAATCGGACGTTAAATCGCAGCACGCGGCAGTTTCGGGGTTAATGATTTCATCTCGGACCCGCTTAAAAGGCGCAACTATTTTTCCGTTTTCTGGCGCAACAGGTTATTCGGCTTTTGTCGAAAATACCTCAATTGCTGGCACGTACACACGCACTACAACCACTGCAACCGTGACTGCGGCAGGCCACGGCTTGTCTACTGGTCAGTGGGCGTACTTGGACTGGGACTTGACCGACAATCCTTACCAAGTGACTGTAACAAACTCCAATGTGTTTACGGTAACTGTGGCGGATAGCGGCGCAGCAAGCGGTAGCGTGACTGTGTACAACAAGATGCTACTTCAGGCTGATGCCTCAAATGCCACGGCTTACACCATTGAGATCCCCGGTCAGGGCATCTTGGCGGACCAAGGCATTCGCGTGTTCTTGGGTGCAAATATTCACTGCACAATTTTTTATGGCTGAAGAGACACGCCCCATGGATGTTGCAGGTCGCAAACTGATGATTGCGATCCCTGCCTACGACGGCAAGTTGAACATCAAAACTTCGTTTGCCTTGGCTGATCTCGTGGTCAAGGCTTCAAAGTTCGGTGTTCAAGTGCAACTGTCGCATCTGTCGGGCTGCTCACTTATCACCAAGGCCAGAAACATTCTGGTCGCCAACTTCTTGGAGTCGGACTGCACAGACATGCTGTTTGTCGATGCCGATATCGTGGTGGACGCTGAGTCTGTGCTTCGCCTGTTGGCGCTGAGCACCGGCAAGGACATCACCGCTGGGATGTACACCCGCAGAGCCGAGGACCGCAAGTTCTTCTTGGACATCTACATCGACGAAGCCAACACGCTTGAGTTTGATCCAAACGGCATGCTGCGCGTTGAGAACGTGGCCACAGGCTTCATGATGATCCAGCGCCATGTGCTGGAGAAGATGGTTGCGGGTCATCCCGAGTGGACCTACTTCAACGACGTGTACAACCGCAACGAGAGCGCCCTGTTCGACTTTGAGTTGACCAATGGGCAGTACGTTGGTGAGGACTACACGTTCTGCAAGCGTGCCCGAGCAGACGGTTTCAAGGTCTTTGTGGACCCTGAGATTACCTTGCCGCACGTTGGCTCTCAGGAATACCACCGCAGCTTCAAAGAGGCCGTGTTGATGCCGCTGATCGAGCAGCACTGCACACCCAAACTGAAAGTCGTCAATGGCTAAGAAGACCCCATCCCTTGCAATCGGTCGTGGTGAGAAGTTACCTGCCTCCAAAGGGGCAGGACTGACAGCCAAGGGCCGCGCAAAATACAATGCCGCCACCGGCAGCAACCTCAAAGCCCCGCAGCCGCAGGGTGGCAAGCGCAAGGACTCGTTCTGCGCACGCATGTCAGGTATGCCCGGCCCAATGAAAGACGAGAAGGGCAAGCCCACTCGTAAAGCCGCGTCACTGGCGCGATGGAAGTGCTGATATGGAAATGATGGTCTGGAATCTCGTGCTCACCGCCATTGTGGCCATGCTCGGGTTTATTTTGAAAGAGAAGTTTGCCGAGATCAACCGTCTTGGCATTCTGCTCAACCGCACCCGAGAGGAAGTGGCACGAGATCACATCACACGCTCGGAATTCCGGGCTGACATGCAACAGTTGCTCGACCGGTTCGACCGTCTGGAACGCAAAATTGACAACTTGCGAGGCAACAATGCCGTCCAGCAGTAAAAAGCAAGCCGACTTCATGCGTGCGGTAGCGCACAGCCCGGAGTTTGCGAAGAAAGCAGGCGTCCCACAGTCCGTGGGCAAAGATTTCTCCAACGCGGACAAGGGCCGCAAATTTTCCAAAGGTGGCGATATGAAAGAATCCAAAGAGATGATGAAAAAAGAAGTGTCCTTCATGAAAAAGAAGGGTGCTCCTAAGTCCATGATCAAGCACGAGATGGCTGAAGCCAAAGGCATGAAGAAGGGTGGTATCGTTTCTTCTTTGAAAGCCCACGCTTCTGCGCCTGCATCCAAAGCTCACGCTGGTATGAAGGCCGGCGGCATGGCCAAAGGTGGTGGCATCGAGACCAAGGGTAAAACCAAGGGCACCATGATCAAAATGGCCCGTGGCGGCAAAACTTGCTAAGGAGAACGATATGAGTCCAGCAGAAAAAGAAGCCCGCCAGATGATGGCGGACAAGAAGGCGTCCGAAGCCGACACCAAAGCCTATAACAAGGCGTCGAAGACACCGCCGTCCGAAGACCCTCGTGATGTTGTGCGCGGCCAAAAAAGCTACGCCAAAGGCGGAGTGACTCGTGCTGACGGCTGCGTGACCAAAGGCCACACCAAGGGCACGATGGTCAAGATGGCCATGGGCGGCAGGACCTGCTGATATGTTGGCCAGCCGTGGGATGGGGGCCATCTCCCCCTCCAAGATGCCCAAAGGCAAGCGCAAGGCTCGCCGGGACGATACTGACTTTACCGAGTACGCCGCTGGCGGAAAGGTGGGTCTGTATGACAACATCCATGCAAAGCGAAAGCGTATTGCCGCTGGCTCTGGTGAGAAAATGCGTAAGGTCGGCAGCGCCGGAGCTCCAACTGCCAGCGCATTTACACAATCGGCAAAGACTGCGAAGAAGTAAATCATGGCAACATCAGGCACCACAGCGTTCAACATGGACCTCACGGAAATCGTGGAGGAGGCGTTCGAACGTGCTGGTGGTGAGTTGCGCACCGGTTACGACCTTCGAACGGCTAGTCGGTCCTTGAACCTGATGTTTTCGCAGTGGGCGAACAAGGGCCTGAACATGTTCACGTATGAGCAGGGCATGATCAATTTGATCCCCGGCCAAGCGACATACAACTTGCCCGCCGACACGGTAGACCTGCTTGAGCATGTAATCCGCACGGGTGCTGGCAGCGCTTCGACGCAGGCCGACCTGACTATCACTCGGATCAGCGTCTCCACTTACGCCACGATCCCCAACAAGCTGCAGCAAGCCCGACCCATTCAGGTCTGGATTGAGCGCTTGGACACGCCTCGCATCACGGTTTGGCCAATTCCAGACAACTCGCAGCCCTACGTGTTCGTGTACTGGCGCTTGCGCCGCATGCAGGACGCTGGCACGGGTGTGAACACCATGGACATGCCGTTCCGCTTCTATGAGGCCATGACGGCTGGCTTGGCTTATCACCTTGCCCTCAAGATTCCCGGCGCAATGGAGCGCTTGCCAATCCTGAAACAGCAGTACGATGAGGCTTGGGACCTTGCCTCTTCGGAGGACCGTGAAAAGGCAGCAGTTCGGTTTGTTCCTCGTGCAATGCACATTGGAAACGGTGGCTACTGATGGCGAACCGGTTTGCAGCAGGCCACAAAGCGATTGCCATGTGCGACCGCTGTGGTCAGCAATTCAAACTCAAGCAGCTCAGAACAGAGATCATCAAGCAGCGCAAGTACGAGCTGCTGGTGTGCCCGGAGTGCTGGGACCCGGATCAGCCTCAGTTGATGCTTGGCACGTTCCCTGTGGATGACCCGCAGGCGCTGAGAAACCCACGCAAGGACACCACTTACGTGACCTCTGGCCTGAATGATGACGGCAACCTGTCTGGCGGCTCTCGGGATATTCAGTGGGGGTGGAACCCGGTGGGTGGGTCAAGGTCGTTTGATACGTTTCTCACACCCAACACATTGGCGTTGACTGTGCTCATCGGCACGGTGACAATATCGGTATCTTAAGGAGTTACTCATGGCATTCACACGATCTGCTGACGGCATCGCCAAAAAAGGCAAAACCGAAGGTAAAAACTTGGGCGACAGCGGCCCCACAGCCAAAGAGATGAAGGGTGGAAACCCCGGCAAAAGCGGCGGTGGCAAGCGCAACATTGACATGAAGACCATGGGCCGTGGTTTGGCTAAGGTCGCAGCACAAAAGCGAGGTTAATCATGGCCAAATTCAGTCAAAAGATGATGGGCAAAGAGGTTGGCCAAGCCAGCGTCTACGCCAAGCCCCACACGATGGATGGCAAGCCCGGCGCAGGCATGAAGGTCATGCAAGACCCCAACACCTTGGCTGCAAACAAGATGACGCGATACACAGCCGCGCCCCGCGTAAGCGCAGGCGATCCTGCTGCGGATAACGTAAAGACCACTGGCATTAAAATCCGTGGTACTGGTTGCGCCACCAAGGGCACCATTGCCCGGGGTCCAATGGCATAAAGCATGAACTACGCCGAGCTGAAGATCAACATTGCTGACATCTGTGAAAACGAGTTCACAGAGGAGCAGTACGCCATGTTCACGCAGCAGGCGGAACAGAAAATCTACAACACGGTGCAGTTGGCCAACTTGCGCAAGAACGTCACTGGCACGTTGACTGCGAACAACAAGTATCTGGCCGCACCGAATGATTTTCTGTCGGTGTACTCGTTGGCCATCTACCCGGCTGCAGGTGGGAACTACGAGTTCTTGCTGGACAAGGATGTGAACTTCATCCGTCAGGCGTACCCCAATCCGGCCACCACCGGCAAGCCCAAGCACTACGCCATCTTCGGCCCTCAGTCGAACGACGTGAATGAGCTGACGTTCATCTTGGGACCCACGCCGGACGCCACGTACGCGGCTGAGCTGCATTACTACTACATGCCGGAATCAATTGTTACGGCGGGCGAGACGTGGCTGGGTGATAATTTTGATTCCGCGCTATTGAATGGTTCGCTTGTTGAGGCTATTCGGTTTATGAAAGGCGAGCCGGACATGGTTAAGCTGTATCAGGACATGTACATGCAAGCGATTGCCCTGCTGAAAAATCTGGGTGATGCGAAACAGCGGCAGGACGCCTATCGCAGCGGGCAAGTTCGCTTGAATGTGAGTTAAAAATGAAACTATGCAGCGCCTGCAAACAGCAAAAATCTCTTGATGACTTTCATCTGGATAAGTCACGCAAAGACAATCATTGCAACACATGCAAGATTTGCGCTGTTGAACGCACAAAGGCGGCATATAAAAATGACCCCGAAAAGGGGAAGATGCGAGCAAAAGAGTGGGTTGAAAAAAACCGCACCCGACACAATGCGAAGTGCGCAAGGTGGGTAAAAAACAACAAGGCATCGGTTAATGCCAGAACTGCGCGTAGATACGCAAGCCGCAAAAACGCAACACCAGCGTTTGTAAAAGAAAATGTGGATTTTATGTGGATGATCCAGCAAGCCTATGAACTTGCAAAGTTGCGCACCGAGGCAACTGGCATAATTTGGGAGGTTGACCACGAAGTGCCGCTCAGGGGGAAGTTTGTTTCAGGACTTCACACCCCTTGGAATTTGCGAGTTGTTCCGCGTTCGGAAAACCGCAGAAAATCCAACACCTTCCACGTCAATTAACAGAAGGCTGTCATGACAATCGCGCAAACCGCAACCACATCGTTCAAGGTGGAGCTGCCGCAAGGCATCCACAACTTTGGACCGACATCGCCCGACACCTTCAAGATCGCGCTGTACACCGCTGCCGCCAATCTGGACGGCTCCACGGCTGTTTACACAACCTCGGGCGAAGTCGTTGGTACGGGCTACGTGGCTGGCGGCAACACACTGGTCATCACGACCACGCCCGTGGCTGCGAACAACAGCGCCAACGTGCCCACTGCCTACTTCAGCTTTGCCAACACCTCTTGGGCGGGCGCGACCTTCACGGCCCGGGGCGCGTTGATCTACAACAGCACCGAGGGCAACAAGTCCGTGGCTGTTCTGGACTTCGGCGCTGACAAGACCGTGAGCAACGACACCTTCCAAATCATCTTCCCAACTGCCGACGCCAACAGTGCGATTGTGCGAATTTCGTAGGAGCACTCCATGATCGTCACCACAACCAAAGGCCCCATGGACGACTCGCTGCTGGAGAAGCGCGAAGGCACCGTGGATAATGACAACGAGTTGACCACATGGGTCGAGTACTGGATGGGCGAAGAGCTTGTTCATCGCTCGGCGCATGTGACTTTGAAGAAAATGCCGCCGCTTTTCGCGGAAGCTGCATCCATCGCATAAGGAGCCACCATGGCAAACACACAAAGCATGACCACCTCGTTCATGGGCCAACTGCTCACGGGCACCCACAACTTTGGCGTTGCACCCATTCGGGCGGCAACCACTGCGGACACGTTCAAGGCAGCGCTGTACTTGACATCGGCCACAGTGAACGCAGCCACCACGGTCTACTCGTCTACCGGCGAAGTTTCTGGCACAGGGTACACGGCTGGGGGCGTCACTGTCACCAACGCAACTGTTCCTGCGGCCACCAACACGTCCGCCACTGCTGGTGTTGCGTACTGGACGCCTTCGGCTTCGATCACCTACACATCGGTGACGCTATCCACCGCGTTTGATGCTGTGTTGATCTACAACTCGACGCAAGCCGACAAGGCCGTCAGCGTCCACACGTTTGGATCGCAGACCATTACGGCAGGCACGTTCACCCTGACCATGCCGACCAACGACACATCGACTGCTCTGCTGCGCTTGAGCACCACGTAAGGGGTCGGTATGGCCGGATGGGGTGTTGGCGGCTGGGG